TGCAACAAGTATTGATCTTAAAGACCCAGGGCAACTACAGGAGAATCACTATGACTGGCTACTTCAGGAGTTTGAAACATTCTCCAGACACAAGGCTTTGGAAGCGGCCATCCTTACTAGCGCAGATCTGTTGGAAAAAGGGGAGTATGGCCCGGTTGAGGATTTGGTTAAGAAAGCAGTACAGATTGGCTTGCAAAAAGATCTAGGCACAGACTACTTTGCAGATCCAAGAGCAAGACTAGAAGCAATCAAAGACAAGAACGGACAAGTAAGCACAGGTTGGCCCAGCTTAGACAAGAAACTGTTTGGCGGATTCAACAGAGGCGAATTAAACATCTTTGCAGGTGGCTCTGGTTCAGGTAAGAGTTTGTTCTTAGCAAACATGGGTGTGAACTGGTGTTTAGCAGGCATGAATGTACTGTATTTGACTTTTGAACTTTCAGAGAACTTAGTTAGTATGCGTCTTGATTCAATGACCACAGATATTCCAAGTCGTGATGTGTTTAAGAGCATTGACGATGTTGAAATGAAAGTTAAAATGATTGGTAAGAAGTCAGGTGCATTTCAGGTCAAGTACATGCCCACCGGCAAGAACGCAAATGACATTAGAGCGTATTTAAAAGAGTATGAAATCAAGACAGGACGCAAAGTAGATGTGCTGTTAATTGATTACTTAGATCTTATGCATCCTATCGCAGCAAAAATTAGCGCAGAAAACTTGTTTGTTAAAGACAAGTATGTTTCAGAAGAACTACGCAACCTAGCAATGGAACTAAACTGTATCTTTGTAACAGCATCGCAGTTGAACAGAAGTTCAGTAGAGGAGATTGAATTTGACCATAGTCATATTAGTGGCGGTATATCGAAAATTAACACGGCGGACAACCTCATAGGTATCTTTACAAGTAGAGCTATGCGTGAGCGTGGACGCTATCAAATACAGTTAATGAAGACTAGAAGTTCAAGTGGCGTTGGACAAAAGATTGATTTAGAGTTTGACGTAGATAGTCTACGTATTCGCGACTTAGGAGAGGATGAAGAGTATCAAGAGTTTAACAAACGTAAGTCAACAGTATTTGATCAAATCAAACGCAGTAGTGGTGGACCTATAGAAGAAGGACAACAACGTGAAGATCCAACTGAAGGTGATACTGTAGGTAAGATACGTGCCCAAACAGATTCAACAAAACTAAGACAATTCCTCAATAATTTAGGAGATGAATAAATCTCGATGCTAAATACTCTTGCGCAATGTATTGCGTACTAGGCATATAAAGACAAGCAAGAGGCTAACATGGCAACAGATTTAGAAAATATACAAAGGCTATTAGATAGATTCAAGAGGCCTATCCCACCAGGAGACGAATATCAAAATCGTTTAGCTGAAGAATTTGAGCTCATTCTCTCTCAGCGATTCACTGATTACTTCCTTCAAATTTGTGACATCATTGACCTAACCACAGACCTTACTCATATGACAAGAGGCTCTGCGGGCAGCAGTCTTGTGTGCTATCTATTGGGTATTACAGATGTAGACCCGGTAGAGTGGAACATACCTGTGGCACGGTTTATGAACCCTTTGAGGGACGACTTACCTGACGTGGATATAGACTTTGAACATCATCGACAGACGGAAGTCATGGAAAGGATATTCCGCAAATGGCCAGGTAAGACTGCTCGGTTGAGCAACTACGTAACCTACAAAGAAAAAAGTGCACGAAGAGAAGCTGCAAAGCGACTCGGTGCCACAGGTAATCTTCCACGCAACTTCTCATACGAGTCAGTTGGCGTTGATCCTAAAGAAGCAAAACGGATTGAACGCAAACTTATGGGAAAGAAAAGAGCAATATCCAAACACTGTGGAGGCATCGTAATGTTTACAAGGCAATTACCAAAATCACTTATATCAGCAGACAACCAAATACTACTAGACAAATATGAAGTAGAAGACCTTGAACATCTCAAGGTAGACATACTAGCAAACAGAGGTTTATCACAACTTATGGAGATAGACCCAGATACTGAATTGGCGTCTTATCCTGCATACGACGACCGTACAGCAGCGTTACTATGTAGAGGCGATGTACTAGGCGTCACCCAGGGAGAAAGCCCTGCTATGCGCAGATTGTTCCGTGCCATACAGCCTACATCAGTTTACGACTGTGTGTTTGCAACAGCAATGATAAGACCAGTAGCACTAAGTGGCAGACAGAAAGCAGCCATGTTCCAAGACTGGTCACAAGAAGTTGTACAAGACTCAGTAGTGTTTGAAGATGATGCTATTGATATTATATCAAACATCATTGGTGTAGATATGTACGAAGCAGATATGTATAGGAGAGCATTTGCTAAAAAGAATGATGAAAAGATATTGGAATTTGTTGAAAGACTGGGTAACAATCCGCGTAAGCAAGAGGCTATGGCTGCACTGCAAGAACTTAGCGGCTTTGGGTTATGCAGAGCTCACGCAGTTAATCTTGGAAGGCTCATATGGGCCTTGGCCTACCAAAAAGCACACAATCCAGAAGCATTCTGGAGAGCCAACCTCAAACACTGTCAAGGATCATACAAAGCATGGGTATATCAGTGTGAAGCACATCGCAAAGGAATAGACACAAAACCAGGTTGGTGGCAACACGGATTTATTCCAGGATGCTATGTTCGACAACAATGGCTTGAGCGTGTAGAGTTTGCAGGTGTAATAGCAAATGGAAGAGTGTTTCGTGGCAAGAACGGACGCTGGGTTACATTTCTTACTCTAGGTATAGGGTATGGAGAATACATAGATGTAACAATACAAAAACCCTTTGCATACAGAGACGGTGATATAGTTTCAGGACAAGGTGTTGTAAAACATCAAAACAATTCTGATTATATTCATACTACTGATGCAAAACTCTATTCATTCAAACAGTGGGGAGAGCAGCTTAATAAAAATAAATACATTTGAACAATGAGATAAATATAGTATAAGAAAACTAAGTTTTTATTAGGAATATAGGATGGCTACAGGAAGATTATCAGCAGTTGACGTAGGGCAACTAACCGAACAAGTTATATATCAAACAGACGGTACTGATCCAGGCAATACTGCTACAGTATCGATAAACATCTGTAATAGATCGTCAACAGAAAGTACAATTTTTTCGTTAGCAGTAACCGATGACGGAACACTTGGAGACGATTTAAATGCGATGGTGTTAGAGCACGGAATGGTTCTAGAACCTAACGGTGTTTTTGAGAGAACTGGTGTATTTGTTGGTGCTGGTCAAAGTGTTGTTATAAGAACCGATACTGGTAATATTAGTGCTGTTGTTATGGGTGCTGAAGTTCAGCAAGTTTCGTCAGCATTGCCTGCTGCAACAAATTACACTATACCAATTACATACGTTGTATCATCTGATGTAAGTAGCATTAACGAAGGTAACAGTGTCAACTTTATTGTTAGGACAACTGGTATATCCGACGGCACAACTTTAGGTTATACACTAAGTGGTGTAGTAAGCTCTGATATTAACGGAGCAAGTCTGACAGGTAACATCACTATCAACAATAATGTAGGTATCCTTACTGTTACTTCTACAGCTGATAACTCTACTGAAGGTGACGAAACACTTACATTTACACTAGACATAAACAACGCAGTTGTAAACGTTACGCTACTAGACACAAGCTTGGATCCAGTTACTCCTCCAGAGCCTGAATCTTCTATTCCAGAGCCTGCTCTATGGTACAAAAATTCATGGCTTGGTGACAATGTAAGCAATGGTAGTAACAGCTACGCTTGGTTAAACGAAGGTTCATATGGAACTGGTTATAATCTAACAAGTGGTGGTAACGGCAGTCGTCCTACAAAGTATACTAATAACCAAGGCGGAACAAGTTATGCCTATGTAGACTTTAGTGGTAATAGAACACTACGTTTCTCAAATGGTACTAACATTAGGATGTTCAACAGCAGTCAGCAAAATGCTTTTACAATGTTTATTGTGTACTACGATGCCTACGGCAGCAACTCATTTGGCTGGTTAGGCAATGTAAACGGTGGTCCAGGCACACTGGGCGAATGGAGTGGCGATGACAGCTTTTACCATATTCACAACAACGATGGCAGACCATTTAACTTTAGCCTAGCTGGTAACTCAGATTCATTTAACCAACACGGTGTAAGATACAGTTCTCCGGGATCGACTAATGGTTATGTATATCGCTGGATCGGAAACACAGGCAGTATTGACACAGTTACTTCTAACTGGGGCACATACGGTTCAGACCTAGACATATACGGCATAGGCTACAGTCGCTATTCATACAACCAAGGTTATATGTACGAGTTCATTTATTATGATCGATCACTGACTAATGATGAAGTTGCTCAAGTTCGTCAATATCTAGCAAACACATTCCCTAACACAAACGTAGCAAGCTAAAAAACAATTGACAAACTGTTGTTTTGACTGTATAGTATACGTATGATCAAAAAAACACAACACACAACACAAAGCGGACACACAATCACAGTACTGGATGGCTTATTCAGTACTAGTGAAATAACCGGTATACACGAAGGTGTACTACAACTGCCATATTCTATATCACAAACAAATGCAACAGAAGTGCAAAACATCGAAGACAGACGACTAGTGTCAAGACTTGCGCCACAGCACTTGGATAGGTTTGCACTAACCACAGGCAAGCGAGAAAGTGCAATACAACAACTTGTTCCAAAAGATTGGTCGGTATGGAATGCATACATAAACCTAGGAATCAAGAGTGATGTACAAGAAGTACATGTAGACGCATACGACGATGACGGCCAAACTAAAACTTTGCTCTACTATGCTAACAAAGAGTGGCAAACACACTGGGGAGGAGAAACTGTATTCCTAGACGATGGTGCACAGGAAATAGAGTATGTGGTGCGATTCCAGCCAGGACGTATAGTAGTATTTGACAGTGTAATACCGCATCTAGCACATGTACAAACACCACTAGGCCCAAGATATCGATTTACAATTGCTGTTAAATTCCAAGGACCTCATGCACAATGATTGTAAACGACTGTTTGAGTTACAGTGATCAACTAGAGTTTGTGCACAAGCTTAAACTTCAATCATGGAGTTATACACTAAGCTCTGGTGAACTAGATAGTCGTGTGTGTTGGCAAACACCCCTAGACAAGGAACTTGAACCAGTTGTGCACAGTCTTGTGCACACGCACATACCTGGCGCATGGCAAATTACCCAAACAAGAGGCATTGCACAAACTGTACGCCAACCTCACATATTACCAGAAACTGATCCTGCACAAGTAGAACAACTCACACTGTTGTATCATCCCTGCATCACATGGGATCGCCAGTGGCACGGTGCAACAGTTATAGACGGAGATAGAGTGGAATACACTCCAAACAGTTTGGTAGCATATGCCCGACATTTGCCAGTACTACACGAAGCTCCACAAACAGAAAACGTACTGCGTATGGTTGTTGAAATACAACTAGAGCGACGATTCTAAACAGCGCGAAGCGTTTAAGCCCAAAAACGGCGCAGCCGCTTGCGCTAGATCCTAGAGCCGCGAAGCGGTAAAACACTTGTTGCACAGCAGACTACAGTGTTTTACTCAGCGCAAAATCGATTCCCCACTACAATGATACTGTACACACACAAAGATACAAAAAGACACCAACCATAACGACAGACTGTTTGCAGTGTGCTGTAACACCTCTACAATGCTGATTACACAAAAGATGAGTCTTATTTAGAGTATCACTGGTGTAAATGAACGACTAGCACTTAGTACTAGTGCAGCAAACGTACGATCCCTATCTGATTCAAATGCAATCTCACTTGCACTAGTTTGAAATGACTCTATACCGTAGTCTACAAATAGATCTATTGTAGCACAGTATGTTACTGACTCTTTGAGCGTTTGTGTTCTTGGCTCTGGATCGTATATGAGTTTGAGTGTGTACATAACAAAGATAATAGTGTGCACAGTGTGACAGCTAGTTCGCAATTACTATATAGCTATGCTCCAGCGTGTAAGACATGAGTGTTCAAACTGTGTACTACACTGTGCGCACATACAATTACTTATCCTTTAGACATCGTGATTGCCACAGTTAAGAGGTTCTCGTTACACACACTATATGAGCAAGCTCATATACGCTATCGCTGTGCTCTAGCGTTTTTTTGCTTATAAGTATGTGTATGACTAGACTGTTACTACTGTTTACACTGTGCGCTTACACACTAAGCACTACTACTGTAGATGATCAACTGCAACCACGCAATACTACTAGAGGACGCCCGAAATGGGTTCTGCACTAAAAAAAATTGTTGCGCAGTTTTTTCTAGGGAAGTACTTATAGAAGTGAGGTGGTGATTCTGCATCACCCAATTTTTAAAAAGAGTGGAAAAGAGATCATTAAGCTTTAAGTAGCAGTTCTGCAATTTTTAATTTATATACCCCTCACCCCTCGAGAAAAAATTTTTTTATTTTCTCACCCCTCGGTCATAAAAAAAGGAACCGTTTCCGATTCCTTTAGTCTTCAGCGTCACCTGTTGCCGTGTGCGGTCCAGTCCTCGCCGCTAAGGGCAAACTCTAGTCTAGTCTAGAGCCTGCGTAAGCAGTAAAGCCATACTGCTTGAACACTTCAGCGGCTGCTCGTGCACCTGCTTCTAGTGTGTCTATGTTCTGCGTAGGATACTTTGATGGGTTCCATATAGAGAACACACGCTGCCAGTCCTGCTCTATGCCTGCTGCCTTAAGCAAGCGTCCCATCTTGGTGTTGCCCTTTAGGCGCACACCGTTGTGCTCGTAGATGTTGACCCAAGCAAAGCCACATGCTCCCCAGCCACCGTCAGGGAAGTATTGCTTTTCAAATTGATCAGCTGCCGCATAGGCTGCGTCTTGTGCTTCTACTACCATGTTCTTAAGATCTTGTACGTTCATATCAATTAGCCCTCTTGCTTTGTTAACGTTACATGTACAGTATGCACTCATTTGTGCATACTGTCAACCCCTAATTTTCTATGCTTCGTACACTGTAGGACGCTGGATGCCGTTAGCGTCACAGTAGATGTTGAGCTCGTCCAGTACACTAGTAAGGAAGTTATACTTACGCATCGCTTCTGCACCACTGATCTCTCCGTCACAGTGTAGGTTCTCAGGTGATAGTTCGCCGTCCAGCTTGTGTCCAATTGCTTGAGCACTCTGTGCGTCTAGTGGAAACTCAATGCCACTCTTGCCAAAGATAGCGTTCCATGAGTTCAATTGCTCTACGTAGTTGGTGAGCACATTGCCTGGTTCACGCATTGTTTGATCTAGGATCTTGCCTGGCTTGAATGTAGGTGCAACATACATATCAAATGAACGGCAGGGTTGACGATCCCAAACCTTGCCTTGCTTGGTCTTGGGTCTAACACCGTGACGTGCTAGGTACGCATCAAAGAAGCGAGGCGCATCACAGTCGCCTTCTAGGTACACTGTGCCACCTTTCATGTATGAGTAGGAAGAGATATCGTTTGCAATGCCCAGATCAACCAGCTCTTGCTTCTTGACTGCAAGCCATTCGTGTCCAGCATCTACGGCCCAAATATAAGTTTTCATAGCGTTTTGCCCTCTGCTTTGTTAACTGTTATATACAGTATATGCTCAGATGAACTCGTTGTCAACCACTTTTTGGTCAATATCTTGAAATAATTTGGCGCCTAGGAAGTCCTGTTTGAGGATCTCCAGCATACGAACAGCTTCACCACGGGCTTGATCTACTGCTTCTCGCACCATATCATCCACAACATCCTGACTCTCATCCAGCCACTCTTGAGGTGATGCTGAGATCACAGATCCCAAATATGATTCGCCCATGACCTTGTCATCGTATAGAGCTCGTACTCTACAGATCATATGTTGCCACACACCTTGTTCTATGTTGGCTACCAGCTGTGGATAGCCGTCGTCGTCTGTGTCAAACAATAGATCCAACTGGGTGTCATCGGGTGCGAACGCAATCTCTACAATGAACTGATCACTATCGAACTGCTCTACGGTTTCGAAATTGTCGTTCTTTTGGAAAAACACATGGGTCATGAGTACTCTTCTTCTTTCTGAGCTGATTCAATCAAGCTCTCTAGGGTTGTGTCGTATGAGTTCCAGCTAGAGCCAAACGTGAATGCACCGTATGCATCACCGGTGTCGTGCAAGCTGGGAAAGTGCTCTTGGAAAAGTTCAGCAGCCTCTTGGCCCAGTGCTGAGAGTTCTTCTTGGATCTGCTCCAAGCGTTCTATTGCTTCGTATTTGCTCATCTTAGTACTCCTCACCAAAGTCTGCCC